ATAAGAGCGGCTGAGATGGCAGTTATCATCTTCTCCCATTTAGGTCTCCCAGCATTGATAGCCTTTTCTGCTGCATCAATTAATTTATCAGGTGCCTTTCCTTTTATAGCCTTCTCTATGGCTGTTATCTCACTATCATAAAGCGGTTTAACCTTCTTGCTCACCACGCCCCACCAGGCGACACGCCGTCTGTCTATTCTTTTCCAGTGGACAGTCTTTTGATCTTCACTGGTAAGGTTTAATGCCTTAGTCATCATCTTCGCCGGCTCCGGCGGCGCCGGCGGCTCAGAGCCGACAGGCAGAAGGTTAAACGGCAGCCATCCCTGGTCCCAGCCAGGGAACTCAGCGAAGCCCATTTCAAGGTGCTCGTTTATCTGGACGAAGGGAACGCCCATCCCGAAGAGGGTTCGGGCCTGTTCTACCTTCTTTGTGTAATCCTCCCTCAAGGCTTGTACCCTGGAGACGTCATAGGTAATAGTGACATCGCCATAGAGTGGTGCTATCCGTAGGTTAAGAGTTGCTTTTATGTCTTCCAGCAGGGGTAACACCACGTCCTCATATAGGCTCTTCCTGGCCTGCATCATATTGTCATAAGAGGACTGCTCCAAGTCGCCCAGGAATATCGGGCTTATGCCGAAGGCCCCTGCGATGTCTCGCTTGTTTTGGAGCCGTGAATTGATAAAGTCCATCTCCACCGGCGTCAATGACATCTGCGTCCACTTGGCACCGGCCACTACCCAGGGTAGGCGCCTTGCTTCTTTGCTCAGGTAGCGTTCCTTAATCTGCCGTTGCGCTTCCTCGGCTTGTTCTCTTGTTATCTGATCGGCCTCGAATACCCCGTCGGGGGTGCCCCTGTTCTGCATGCTTATCTTCTGGGTATCCTGCGCCTCGTTATCGGTATCTACCGTCCTGGCCGCGGCCATCAATGGTGATGTGCCCCAGTAGGGGTTTCCCGGGTCCAGCTGCATAAAATGTATGAACTGCTCCGGCGGCGCTATGTATTGGCCGCCGTTGATAGCGGTTACCTGCCATCCCTTCAGCCATTCGCCCAGAACATCCGAGGGTATGGGCTTAACAAGGTCGGGCATTACCGCCCAGAGTTCCTTAATCTTGTTACCTACTATTATCGGCTGCCACAAAGCGTTGCCTACCAGTAGAAGGTGTGCTATCAGGAACTCGTTAAGGTCCTGGCCGGAGAATATAGAGTTCGGCCTCTTCAATACTTCGGTAATGGGATGGCCGGGTATCGGCTTGCCCTCCTTATCGATTACAATCCAGGGTATCGCAGAGGCCGCCTGGACGATAGTCCTCACTGCTCGATAAACGGAAACGGATAGTTTATACCCTTCCCTGGTGGCCTTCCTTACCGTCATATCACCATACACTGGGATATTGGGCTGCTGAGTGGACAGTATCTGGAAGGGGGAATCAGTTCCCTTCATCCCCTTTGGCAGTAGGGTTAAGGCCACTCTACGGCGCATATTGTCAAACATAATTATCTCCTATCAACCAAACCATAAGAGTTTCTCTTCTGAAAGCATCAGCTCGGTTATCGCCCAGACCAGGGCATCGAGTCTGTCCGGTGAAGTGGCGCCAGGCACCCATTCGCAGTTATGCACAAGAAAACCGCCGGCAACGTATTCATGCTCGGCGGCTACCTGTAAATCCCAGACTCTAATAGGGTCAGACTTTTGGATGCTTACGATGGTATCGCTTATAACATTTACGGGTGCAGAAATTCCCATGAGTAGAGCGTCTAAGAAAAACAGTTCCACATTCAAGACAGGCCATTTCAACACCCTTTCGTTTTTTCCAATTCTCTCGCATCTGCTCGCTTCTTTGAGCGAAGGTGAGAGCGGCAATACCACGGGGACAATGCTGTTTGATATGTCCTGTGTCTCCCCCCTTAGGTAAGCAGGCGAAGTTGTCGAGCTCATTATGGCTCCGGTCTTCATCCCGATGATGGATTTCATGGCCTTCTGGTATAGGGCCATTCGCCGCTTCCCATATTTCCCGATGGAGTAACTTCCTTCCATGACTCCGGCTCGACCGCCAGTAACCATTGTTTTCCAAGAAGTAATTGATTCCCTGATATTCGACATAAGGGCGTTTGATGGGGACAGGCATAATACTTTATCTCCTATCACTAACTCGCTGGCCTCTACCCATCCCCCTTGACAGGCGAACGGATGATTGCCAGTTGCCCTTATATTATACCCTGAATGGGAACCCATTAGCAAGGACGGCTTGACTCCATTGCACTTTATAGCTTCTACGGGATGCAAGCCGGAACGTGTCCAGACCATTTCTCCAACTCTTAGCTCCTGTATTGGTTTATCACCATTGGCAGTTGCTATCAGAGTTCCTTCAGCCAAACAAAGCTGGTCTTCGAGCTCCGGGAAGAATCCCACATGGTGAATCTTGCCCTGCTCGTACAGCGCTGACACCGGCTCGGCTCTGATGTATTTCCCCCGGCTGGCGTGAACCTTCTTGAATGCCACCAGCTTGTCGACGGTTCGGACGGTGTGTTCCACCATGTCGCCGCCGTTGTTTACCTCGCCCACTATCAGGTCGGCTTTGTGAGTGTGGTATCCGGTCACCGCGGCGGTTGCCCAGCCATCCGGTGAAGCCTTGATTGTCAGGTCATCCAGGATGTAGCCATGCAGTTCGCCGTTCTTGATGCCGACTCCGGCAACTATTATTCCGGTGTCCGCCGAGGTCTCGCTGACAGTCGCCTCGGGGTCAACGCCGATGACGATCCTGATTAATTCAGGGTGTTCTGTAACCCTCAACTTATCTATCATTTCCCGCTGCCAGAGTGCATCGGGGTTATCATCCAGTATTTCACCTGCCAGCTCCTGCCTTCCCAGCCTGGTTCCTTCGTATTTCCTCAAGATATAATTCAGGAAGTCCGGCGCCAGATTCGCTCGGTTCTCCAGTGTGTGTCCCCTGGTGACTGCCACCCTGCCATTGGGATTTTTCTCTGTTTTCTCATCCTTAATCAAGTCCTTGATGACCTTAATAGGCCGAGGCGTGGTGGTTACTACAACCTCAGGGTCTGTGCCTATCCGAAGGCCGAACATCAGGTTATCCCAGCTCTCTTGCGGGTATTTGAACTTGGCCAGCTCATCAACCCAGGCTTTCATATGCTGCGGTCCCCTGAGCTGGCCGGGTTCGTCTCCTGAATAAATGATGGCCAATACGCCGTTTGGGAAGGTCAGCCTGCGCTTAGAGGACTCGTATTCCGGTCTGAACCATGGCGGGCAGATGTTCAAAATAGCAGACTCCCCAACCTCTACCATAGTGTCCCTGACATCGGCCTTCGTCTGTCCTACCAGGGCTATCGGCGTATGACCTTCCTTAGCCCATTTAACTACAAGCTCGGCTCCGGAGCGGGTCTTACCGCCGCCCCGTCCACTGAGCAGCAGCCAGATATACCAGTCCCAATCAGGCGGCATCTGCTTTTCTCGCGCCCAGACTTTCCAATCATAGAGCAGGGCTTCGGCTTCAGCTTCGCTCAGCTTGCTTACTATCTTCTTCCTCTCATCTTCGGACAGCTCTGCGAGGGTGCTTGCTAATACCTTCTTCTCAGGCATAAAACTCCCTTGAATTGAGTGTAATTGCTTAATCCACTAAGGTTGGCTGCCGCTCCTCCCCAAGCGTCTAGAATGACTCTAAATCAGGTTGGAATAAACAGGCAGAAAGCCGCTCTCAAAGCTAAAACAGGTATGGAAAAGGTAGCTAGAGAGAGGATGCAAGAGTATCGCCCAAAACTATGGGCGCACAATAGCCATTATGTCTAGTTATTGTTAAGTAGCCAGTCACGATTCATCGGGTTTCGGCTTCTTATCTTTCTCTTTACTTGCTGCTAGGCTGGCCAGCAAGCCGAGGATCTTGCCTTTGACCTTGACTTCTCTAACTTCGATGGGTCCGCCTCCCTCCCCGGCCAGACGAATGTTCCTTCGATCGGCCCATCGTCTGGGGCTACGGTTATATAGATATACCTGCTGGGCGGTTATGTTCCCCTCTTGAGCAGCTTTGAAGAGGGCGTTCTCTATTTTTGCTACTGCATCGCTTTCGGCATCAGATACAGCCTTGGCGAATTCATCATTACTCTTTATATGTTCCCATACAGTCTGGCGAGAAATCAGAATGAGAGTGGCAGCGTATCCTCGGGTATGCCCTTCGCTTATGAGTTTAAGATATTCCTTCTTTTTAATGTCGTTAAATTTGTAAGGTTTACGATGGACTGAATCGTTTTCACGATGGAGGTTCTTCTTATCTTTATTGTCGTGTACTTCAACATCACGATGGAGTTCCTGCGCTTTACGATGGGCGCCATGATAGATAGTCTTTTCTTTACT